GAGAACTCTGCAGGTATCTTTGATATCATACCAGGTAACCAGATAGACTTCTCGGTAAGTTGCACAACAGCAGAAACAGTAGACGTAGCAGTATCAATAACGTACGCACCTTAGGATCCTTATGGCTCCAATAGGTGGTGGCCCAGGTGGTGGTGGCCCAGTAGGTAGTAGCAACAGCTTTACCGGTCCAGGCACAGCACTCGAATATATCGGGGATTATTGTTATGCTTACTCTGGACAAGTCCAAGTGACAACAGCAACAGAACTTCTTAACTTTACTTCTGGTGCTAACCTGGTAATTGCGAATTTTCAATTTACAATGGGGGAAGATACAACAGACAATATTGTATGGGAGATCTTATTGAATGGAAATATTGTTTCTGGATCGTTAAATGAAGCAGCGCAATCAGGTAATCCATTACAACCTATGAAAATGACTTTACCAGCTTATACCGAAATTATAGTACGTGCTACAAACTTTTCAGGAGCGCCAACACAACGTAAATGCTATGCCGTGATTCAAGGCAGTGTAATTAGGTAAATGTACGAGGACTATAACAGGTACATTGGTTAATGGTACTCGTTACAGAAGAATTCGGTGGAGGAGGCTTTGAGTTTAATGGAGAACCTCCCGATGAAAACGATATTGAACAGATCAAAGAACAGTTCGACCAGGTAAAAAAGTATCTACCCTATATTGTAATGATCGGGCTAACTTTAGCTTGGAAACATTACAAGAAAAATGGTTTGGATAAATCTATTGACACCGTAGCTCTCAGCAACGTTATTGCTGGATTTACACCCGTGATAACTGCTTTCGCCTGGTATATGCTAACTACTGTAAACGATACAGCCAAAAAACTGAGTTATATTATCGCAGCTGCAGAATTGACCCCGACTGTAGATTTGAATTTGCCCCCTGGAATAAATCTTGGAGCTTACTTTGTAGCAGCTGACGAAATGGTGCCTTTAGTTGAGCAAGCTGGTAATATGCTAAAACAAGTTGCTGGAAAAGTTGAAGAAACACCCTGGTATTATTTCCTAGCACCTGGTTTACAACCTATCGCAATAAATAAAATATTACGGGACTTTTTTGGTGAACAGTGACAGACGAAATATTCGCTCTTGTTTGGGTCTTGAGCTTTGGGCTTTACTTGGTGATTTATACTTACTGGATTCCGCTAAGAACTCAGAAAAAAATTGAGTCCTGGTTAATATCTGAAGAATCAGACGAGACTTTGTTAGCTAGCCTTGGTGTAATCACAAATAAGATCCGTGAGACAGCCCTGGTTGATTTCGAGGAGTTTATGATCCCTCAAGGTCGCAAAGCAGCGATTGATTTTTGGAACGGAGCAATGGGAAATGCTGCCAAGAAACTGGGCGATACGGAGGAAGGCTCTCAATTGTCTTTGTTGCATAGTATGACTGAAGAATTAAAAGATCAACCTTGGTATGTTCAAGCTGCAGCGTCCAAGTTGATCCCAGTTATACAAAAAGCTGCAGATAGCAAACCAAAAGAGAAAGTTACGAAACTGGTACACGGTAAGTTCGGGTTTGACTAGGCCCTGAAACGCCAAAAGACGGCCCTGGAGCGCCCTGTGACGCCCCAAACTCGCTTTTTATACCCTATCCTACCCCACCTCATCCTCTAGTCCTTCTTGTCTCTTTAACGGATTTTGATTGTAAAGCATAGTTTTCGTTCCTTTCTCCTAGTACGCGTCTAAAAGGTTTTGTTTGTTGCAGTGTTGTCCAGGGAATCATCATTACTGATACGTTTAATGATTGCCTGGCATGTAATACAGATTGTTACTTCATGGTTGAACCTGGTATGATCCGTATGTTGTTTGTTCTGCAGACAGATGTTACAGCGTCGCTTCATTCTTTATTCACCAAAATCATTAAGTCACATTCAATATCATCAAACATATGCCATGGTTGGTTATCGCCATCCAAATCAAAATGTTTCTTTAGATGTTTCTTAATAGCGTAGACCTTTCTGCTTATGTCGAATAGTTCGTCCTGGTTAATTATGACTGGATCCATATGTTACCATCTTCTTTGTTATCAATAGTCCAGATACGGTCGAACCAATCATCACGGAATTCTTTACTTTGCCAAAGTCCGTTGACGCCTTTGCCATGATCATCCATAACAGTAACGCGTACTACATGGCAGTTGGTACGCCAGGTTAGTTCCATTCCTTTCTTATCAAGAGAAGAATATTTAGGATTAGGGTGAGAAAGTAATAGAATAGAAATATCATACTTCTTACCGTGTTCCGTGGTGTCTATGGACTTAGGTTCAGAAAGGAATTTGCATTCGCATTTCTCCCCCTTGTCGAGGCCCACCATCAACGATGGGGTGCCCAGGCTATACTTAACGTCTTTATTCAAGCTCATCGAATATATAACGTAAAGTGGAGTATATTATAATTGCCCATACCTCCAAAAATGAGTAACGCAGCTGCAGAGATTTACGCTGCAGTGTAAATTAACTTCCCATTAGCTTTAATAGTCCTACTCATATATGAGTATATGCCCGTGGGACTCTATACCAGGAAAGGTGCTAATGGTCGCCGGATGTATTTCAGAGATGGAAAGCTCATCAGTAAGAAATCTTATGATACCTCTCGCAAACGTAAGCGATCAACCAGAAAAGGTCAGCGTCGTCGAACCGCTCGAAGAGCATACACGGGCAATCCAAGGAGAAAGAATATGGCAAGATACAGAAAACCCGCAATGCCGCATCCTTCCGTTACTGGAATGGCTGCAGGTCTAAGCGTAGCACAATACCTCAATGCAGGCCAAGATGTCGGAATGACTGGAATAATAGCAACCACACCTAGTGTATTGAAGGATGTTATGGATAGTAATATATCTGCAGCATTTGGTAAACTTTCGAGTAATGCCGTTAACCTGGTCAAATCAGCAGACGGTAAGAAAGTCCTCAGTAGTGCAATCATTGTTGCCACTGCAGGTGGACTAATACGAAAATGGTTCCCAACCACAAAATTGGGGGGAAATAAACTCTACTTTCGACCTTGATCGTAGAAATATAAGGAGATAAAAAATGGCAGGACTACAAACAAGAACCTATACACTCGCAGGATCTGCATTGACCGCTGGAACATTTACCAGTCTCAGTCAGTTACTCGGGAGTTCGCAAAGCACAACCAACCCAGAAGGGATGACCAAAGTTGTAAGGATAGCAATGAGCTGTTCCCCAGATCACACTTCAGCCACAGATGGTGTAAGTGTCTTCAAATATGCAGGGGATGGGGTCAGCGTCCAGCAGATATTCAGTGGCCCATCTTGGTCTAACCAGGCAGCAGGACCACTTGACGGTAACAACGGAATGCCCGTTGTAGTTGAGAACTCTGCAGGTATCTTTGATATCATACCAGGTAACCAGATAGACTTCTCGGTAAGTTGCACAACAGCAGAAA